GCAAATGCAACTAATCTTTCTTGGAATGATGCATTTTCAATCCAATCTAAAGCCCACTTGGCTTTCTTTTGTACTGCAGGTAAGTTATCTAAAGCAGTAAAACATTTATTCTTCTCATCTTCACTTGAAATGTATGTATCAATCAAAAGTGAGTACATTAGACCATGGATGTTTTCCATAGCTAATTGCATACCATAAAAGAATTTTGCTTCAGGATATTGAACTTCCCTATAAAAGTTCTCAGCTAAGTTTTCGTTTACAATACCATCTGATGCTGCAAAAAATGATAAAATATTTTTTATAAAATATTGTTCATTTTCTGAAAGATTACTCCAATCTCTGATATCCTCTGTTAAATCTATTTCTTCAGCGGTCCAAAACGCCGCTTGGTGCATTTTATAAAACTCCCAAATATCATCGTGTTTAATGGGGAATATTACAAAACGCTCAGGATTTGTTACTAAAATTTTTTCCATGTTATTTTTTTGTTTTTTTGTTATGATTTTTTTTCTTCTCTTTCTTTTCTTTTTTCCAACAACTCCTTAACTCTGTCTCTCTTTCTTTCCTCTTGTTGTTCTTCAAAACCTAAGAATGTTACTGAACTCTCTGTGTCAATCTCCAAAAGTTCGTTATTGAACTTACAGTTTTCAAACACAACACCATCTTTACCAATTCTTGACTTGGTGATTGCAATTGTCGCCAAGTTCATTTCCTTTTGTTGTAAAGTTTTTGCCACCGTTATGATTACGTGACCTACTTGAGCCTTCTTAATAGACCCACCCATTTGGTCTGTTGTTACAACTTCTGATGAAATTGAAGACCTATTACCTTGAGTTGCTGTCCAACCCACTAAAGACAATTCATGACACATTGCTTCAAACCCTCTCATTACTGAACCTTCAGCTTTCCACTCGTCCTTACTTGTACTTTCAGGTACCACACAATCAATATAGTCCAAAAGAACTAAATCAATCTTTGTACCATCGGCAATCATTTTTCTAATCTGATTCTTAATTTGAGACATAGACATTGAATCTGATGGTAATTTTTTTAAGATTAACTCATTTTTCATTGTATTCTGAATCTCACTAAGCTTACTCATTACTTCTTCTTTGTGAAGAACCAAGTTATCAGGTTCAATCCCTGTCCAAAGGGTAAAGTGTTTTCTTTGAACAATCTTTGGGTTATCCTCAAAAAATATTTGAAGAACATTATAACCAAGATTAAACGCAGTATTTGCAATCTTAGTTAAAATAGTTGTATTATGGGTTAAAACATAATTTCTTGTAACAAATAACTCATCAGGATTCGAAACTTTAATACATACCGCCTCCTCATCATGAGAATAAGTTATTGATTTAATATATTTCTGTTCAATATATTTCTCCCTCTTATAATATCTACCAACTTTTCTTAATAATCTGAACGGAACAATATCATTTGCAAACGACATTGTTACTGTGTAAGCTAATTGACCCTCTTTTTTTTCTTCCTTGTAAATATAAGTCGGTATTTTACTATTAATTCGAGCAGTTCCACCTAACGATAATACCAATTCTCTTACATCATCACATAATTGTTTTGAAACCGTTGTAAATTGAACAGTACCTTTTTTATCAACATATCCGTCAGTATCCATTAAACCTTGTAATAATGAAACTCTAACTTCCAACGAATTATAAAGATAATCGTTTGGTATAAATTTATTGTTAGACTTTTTATTTAATAAATCATAAACTTTAAGTCGTTCTTTTATTTTGCTTTTTAAATTTATTGATTTTATACTTTTAGTTTCAGTTCTATAATATTCATTGAATGATGAATGTTCATCGAGGTGTTGAATTGAATCAAATAATTCATCGTCCTTAGTACTTATACGGACACCACCATCACATATACTACCATCTCCTAACAATAAACCAAGTAAATAAGAATCAATTGATACTTCTCTTTCCTCAAAATCAACAGGATTTACCACAGGTAATCTATAATTGTATCGACCTCTCTTCTTGATGTCATTCATCATGTCTGAAGTTTTAACAACTTTATACCCATAGTTTGGTTTATGAAGTCCCTTACCTTTCACTCTTGTCTTAGCCGTTCTCATGTTAAGAGTATTGACACTCCAAAGATGTTCTTCGTCACAATTCACAAAAGTATCATCAGTAAATTCTACTTTGTAAATTGGTCTTACCCCTTGTGGATACGTACCTAACACATATTGATATTTCCCATCACTGCCGACTACTTTATCTCCAGTATTAATCTCACCCATAGTTACCCATCCTGTCGGTGTTAAAACAGGCTCTGAAATACTTAAGGCTTTTCCAACACCTGTTGGGGCAAGGATTACACCTATTTCCCCCTTCGCCAGTCCACCTTTAAGTAGTTTGTCTATACCAGGTATACCAATCGGAATTGGATGTCTAAAATCCTCATCTAATACAGTATCAAGATTGGAGAAAATATCAGTTAATCCTGTATCTCTTTCTCCAACTTGTAATGCTTCACGAACAAGTCCTTCAACTTTGTCGTATGACTCAAAGTCTCCTTCATTAATAATTTTCTGAGCTCTGTCCATAGCCTTTTGAAGTTCTTGTTGTTTACAAAACTTCAAGGCTTTTTCTTGAACAAATATACTACCTTCAAATGGTGCGTCCTTGACTTGTTTCAAAGTGTCAAGTACAATCTTAGCAACAAGTTCTTGAGAAATTTCAGATTTTACAATCTGTTCCAAAGTGTCGAAGTTAGGGGTAGACTCATACTTAACATAATATTCTTTAGTCATCTGTAAGATGATTTTGAAATATTTGTTGTCAAAATATGAACTTTCAATGACATCCATAATTGATGATGAAAATTCTCTATCTATGATAAGTTGGTTTAAAAGTTGTAGTTGAAAAGTGTTCCCTAAGTATTCAAAATTCTTGTTCATATAGTATTGTTTGCCCCCGTGTTTTATTAAATATTTACTTACTTAAGTCAAAGTCCAAATATCTGAAACTTAATTTTGAAGATGAAAAAATGTCAGTCAATTCACGTAAGACATCTTTCAAAAAAGGTCTCACATCAACTGTATAACGTACTTTTGGTGGAAAATTTTTCCCATCAAATGCTCTATGACAAATTGTCTGCTCTCCAATTTTGATATAGATGTTGAAGTCCTCAGGTCCTTCAGTAAAAGATGTCTCCATAATAGAATGGTCATCATAAATTGCTTCTTTGTTATCTATCATATAGGTAACTGTTTTCATCTTCAAATAGTATTGAAGTTCATGTGTAATCGCCTTGATGTAATTATAGAAATCTACAGAATTCTTCGCCTTAGGATTGTATCCTCTAACATTGAAAAATCTCTGTACAACGATGTTGTCATTCAACGTCATTAAGAATTCCATCTTGGTGCTGTCTTGTTCTTTCATAATTTTAATTTTTATTATTTCTTTTTTCTTTTCTTGTTAATTTCATAAATGGTTTTAAAAAGTTTACCCAAGCTTCATCGTCTTTGGGTAGGTACTTAAAGAGTCCGTCTTCCATCATCATTCTCATTAAGTTTTTATATCCCCTATCTGTAGGGTCTATAGTGTCGGTTTGGATTTGTTCTACTAATTCTTTTCCTTCATATGTTATTAATGGGTTAGATAAATCAACAATTCTTTTATTTTCCGAATAAAATACTTCTCCAAATATACCGCTTTTTGTTCGTCCTGTCAAAATATTGTCTAATACTTTGGACTTTTTCTTTTGCTGAATAATTCGTGCGTTATCCAATAATTCGTGAGTAGTGCAGGATTTAACCAGCATTTCGGGGAATAATTTGACCAATGTTTTTTCTCCAAGTCCTTCAATACCATCTATATTGTCCGACTTGTCCCCTGTAAAAATTTTACACAATAAAACATTGTAGTGGGGGATTTCCACTTTGTTAATTGTAATCATATCCCCATCCTTATAGTATTGTTTGTGGATAGGGGAGTATATGGTTACATTCTCCGAAATTAATTGGGT